TGAATACATCTCAACTTTACATCTTGGTTATTCGCATGTTTATGTGCCACAGCTTCAAACGCAACACCAAAATTTATAATTTTACCTTGATAAATACTTACAGCATCTGTTATTAATCTGTATTGATTTAAGTATTCTTTAAGATTTTTTTCAAGTAATGTTGGTATGTTTTGTATACTAGTTCCATTAGCATTATAAGTTTCACCTACAAATTTTCTATTCTTATCATATGATATAATGTAAATTGCTATGGTTGGTATCTCTCCCATGTATATATTTGTTGGAAGATTCCAAGTAAACCCTTCAGTAGAAACAAATACATAATGATGACCAGTCTGTAATCCTTCTGATACCAAAGATCCAACCCATCCCTGATTCGGAATATATGTAGCCGAATCAGTAAAAGGTTGACCACCACCTTCGAGTGACCACTCCATAATCGCAATGATATGTGATGGTACTGTTTCCTCACTAATTTCCAAATTTGGATATATCCATTCTACCATTGTTTCACCTGAACTCATATTTTGTTCAAATATATTATCTCCTGAACTCATATATTGTTCAAATATATTATCTAATGATTCTCTTTTAACATAAACTTTAGCAATATTTCCAAATTGTGCAGGCATTGCCATAATACGAGCTTCGTAATCTTCTTTTGTAACACATCGTCTCTGTGTTGTGAAATGTGCCATAGCTCGGTGTCGTATTTCATCAACTGTTTCATATGGAGCTCCACCAGCAGCTGGTATTTCATTAGTTACAGTTAAAGTATTACTACCAATATCTGTACCATCGATATATGTTGGTGATGAAACTGTTGTCAAATCACCAGAATTAACATTAGTAGTTACACCACCACCAACTCTATACTTAACAGTTAATATTGTATGAGCTGGTGTTTCTCCTAATGTTGAATATTCATCACCAAGTAATGGATCAATCGATGTTTGTAAATCTTGTGGATTTCCAGGAACATTAATACCTACTTGCTCAACTTGTAAAAAACCATCACTCAATTCTTGACCAGATCTTAATATACCATTACCAAATACAATTGATGTTGTATTATCAGTATTTAATTCAGTTATAAATCTTTTATTTGTTCTTATATATTCTAATGAATATGGAATAGGTAAAATATTTTGAGGTGTGTTATCAATTAATGAAAATGCATTATCTCTATTATCACTAGTATAATGAGTTGCAATTGCTACTTGTTCTTGTGCTAAATAATCAACTTCATACCATTTATTACCATTCGAATCAGTCATACTTACTACTTCAATAACATTAGTTTCTGGTAATGTCAATTTCTTAAACTTTGTTGGAGTTCCTATCGTAAATTGTTTTGTTTTTGTTTCACCAGATACTGCCTTAACTTTTCTTGTTATTGTATATTCATTAACTAATCCACTGGTAGCATCAAACCCACTTTGTACAACACTGTCACTTCCATATGAACCAGTTGTTCTAAAATCAACAATGTCAAGTGTCTCAAATATAATATTCGAATCAGATGTTGCCGTAACTTGTGCTCCCTTGTCAATTACTACACCCTGATTATGATTTGGTACTATATTATTAACATCTGTAGTATCTGAAGAAATTGTTTGTTTAAATGTTAATTCAACAAATGCTGGAAATATAGCTTGTGTTTTATATCCTAATGTTTTAGCTAAATTAATTACATTCCGTCTTTCTTCTGAAAGTGGTAACATCATTTCACGATACTGTTGGTCAATATAAAATGATAATACATCTCCAACATACGCTGACATTTCAATCAACATCATTCCAGGTGATGTCTCATTAAAATCACGATATGATGTTGGAAAATAAGTTTTAGCATAATTCATCAAAGATTGCTTAAACCCACTAAAATCTTTATTTAAATAATTAACATTACTTACTTTATATTCTTTATCCGAATATGGCATCATTAATCTCCTATTTCAACTTGAACTGATCCAAGAGTTGTTGGATCACGAGTTATATTAAATACTATAAATATGGTCATTTTATTCTTACCTACTGCATCGGTTTCTTCCATAGAAACATCAAGTTGTTTTACTTCAACAAAAGGTAACCAAAATCCTAAAGTAGTTAATATATCATTCTGTACCATAAGAACAGTTTCTTCTGTATATTGTTCAAACATATACTTTCTTAAATTCAAACCAAGTCTTGGTTGCATATATCTTTCACCTTGTTCTGTCTGTACAAGATTTCTGATATTATTCTTTACAGCTTCAATCGTTGTTGGTGTTGAAGCAAACCACCCACCAGCACCACCTGATTTTCTAAATGGTAAATCTATTCCAATAGAAATATTATCATCTCTATCTTCTATAAAAGGTTTTTTCTTTGTATCTCTAATCGCCATTATTATTCACCTACTATATTATCTTCCAATAATTTAACCTTCGTTAAATCTTCATTTGTTTCTGATCCGTCTACAGGATTTCTACCAATATAAGCATGACCCATTGACATCATAACACCACCCTGACCACCTTTTTTTTTATAATCTATTTTCGGTATAACAGTACCACCTTGTGATACTTTTTTAACTATATCACCAACCTGTTTTTCTACCGGTGCCATAACAGAAGAAGCTCCTGGTATTTTCTTAATACCATTAAATAATGGAGCATAAGGTCCAAGTAATGTGTTTGGTTTAACATTAGCTTCCATATCACCACTTGTAGATATTTCTTCAACTTCAAGTATAGCCTTCATCTCCGTTATTGTAAAAGTTTGTTTAGTTAAAAAAGTTATTATAGCATCTGTAATATCTTGAGCCAACCCATCAATATTACCTTCATCTTCTGGATTACCCATTGAAGTTAAAAATGCTGTTTTTATATCAGACTTCAATCCCATTAAACTTTTCTTTGTTTCTTATCAATAGCTTTCATTAAACTTCTATAATCTTTATTAAACATATTATCTTTTAATTCTTGTGAAACATTCTTTGGATTCTCACCCATCGAAGCAATCATAGCATCTGCATTTACTTGACCATTCCCTTGTGTTATATCACCATATTGTTTTGATATTATCTCATTCATATTAGATGAATCATAAATACCATCACCCATTGTTTCCCATTCTGAATTTGCTGTTTCATTTAATACTTCATTCAATACTGAATTAGATGTATATTGTTTTTTCTCAACCATTTTTTTCTTTGGTTGTTTTTTAGTTATTGTTTTTTTCTTAACAGTCGGTTGCTTCAATTCACTTATAACTTCGTGAATTGACTTTGCAACTTCTTCTCTTACTATTTCTCTAACTATTGTTTTTAACTCTGATTTCTTCATATGACCTCCTATGGTTTTTGACCATTTTCTTCTATAAAATGATACTCACTCCAAAATTTTGGTTTGTTTAACTTACTTTTTAATGATTGTATTTTTGATATTGAACCTGGATCTGGTGGTCCAGACATTCCAGCTATACACCCTGTCATTTTTAATCCTTCTAAAATACCAACTATTTCATCAAGTATAACTTTCAATTGAGTTCCTAATACTATAGGTTCTTTTTTATCACCTGTCGCACCTTTCCCTAAATAAATATTTGATGATTCAATAATTGTCTCTTTATTTGTAGATATAGTTAAAGATTGTCCAGCACCTAAATGTATATGTTTAAATGAAGATAAAAATATACTATCCTTTTTAGAATTAAATGTTATTCTATCCGATGATTGTAATATCTGATTCCCTTTAATAGCATCTTCTTCTATATGACTACCATAATTATAAATAATTTTTTCAGCATCACCATCACCGTTTACAACTGAAACTAAATCACTCATAGGTCTTTTTGTTTCTAAATCAACATGATCTGATGATAATATAAATGGTTCTGATACAACATTAAACTCCTCATCAAGTTTTGAATCATGTGGAAAATGCTCTCTTATTGAACCAACTTGAAACATTGTAAATAATGAACCATCTTTTGAACTTTCAAATGAATAATGTAATAAATTCCTACCATTAGATATGATTATATTTGGATTTATATTTCTACTACCAATACGAATACTATTTCCATGTCGTCCCTCAAATACAATATCACCATGTATATCTTTTATAGCTCTACCTTCTGCTTCTCCATCTGGATGATCTAATGTGTCATTATATTTTTTTTCTAATCTACCATGACCAGTTCTACCAAAATTAGGTGATGTTTTATCTACATTTTTGACCTTTTCTCCATCCTTATAAGATTTTTCTTGAACATTAAGATGATCAATATTCCAAGTTGGATCATTCGCTGTATTTAATGGTCCTAAATAATATTGAATATTTCCAATTGTGCATAACAAAACAGGATCACCTTTTGCTGGTACATCAACCATTCCTCTAAATAATGGATAATATCTATTACTTTCACCAACAGTTCCACTCCGTGTAAAAGTTTTCTTCCCCACATGAGGTATTGCTAATATACTATTTATATTT